TAGAAGCAGTGCTACAGGAACTCTCTAACCTGCTAGAAGATAAGGAGCGAAATGGAAAAGGAACAGTCATCGATATTAACACCAAACAATGATCTTATTGGTGTAAAAAAATCAAAAAAAGAAGAAGGAAAAATTCCAAAACCAACGGGTTGGAGACTTTTAGTTTTACCTTTCAAGATGAAAGAAAAAACTAAAGGTGGTTTAGTATTAGCTGAAACTACTTTAGAGAAACAACAAGTTGCTTCTCAATGTGGTTTAGTTTTAGCTATGGGTCCAGATTGTTATAGGGATAAAGAGAGATATCCAGAGGGTCCATGGTGCAAGGTAAATGATTGGGTTATGTTTGCGCGTTATGCAGGTAGCCGAATTAAGATAGATGGGGGCGAGATTCGTCTGCTAAACGACGATGAAGTGTTAGCAACAATTGATAGTCCAGAGGACATCTTGCATGAGTTTTAACATAGGAAGGAGTAACTATGCCAGAAGAAAATAAGACTGTTGATATCGATACATCGGGTCCTGGTGCAGAAATAGATCTGCAAGAGGAAAAAAAAGAAAATGAAGTGGAGATAGGAAATGAAACAGTTGAAAACAATACTGAGTCCACTGATTCATCTGAGAAATCTGATGAGCAGTTGGATGTTCAAGAAACAAAGAAACAAGAAGAAGTAAAAGAGGACGACGGAAAATTAGAAGAATATAGTAAAAGCGTTCAATCTCGAATTGCAAAGCTTACTCGTAAAATGAGAGAAGCAGAGCGAAGAGAACAAGCTGCTATCGAATATGCTAAATCTGTGGAACAAAAGAGACAAGAAGCAGAGTCTCGTTTTCAAAAATCAGATTTAGATAATTTAGATAGATTTGAAAAAAACATCAATGCTGGATTAGAGGCTGCGGAAAGAGAACTTGCGGCAGCTATAGAAACATCAGATGCCAAAGCTCAAATTGCAGCTAACAAAAGAATAGCAGAATTATCTTTTGAGAATGCTAGAATAAAACAAGCGAAACAAAACAGGGAGCAGATTAAAGACGAGAAACCTGCACAACCTGTTAACAGTGGAAACGTAGAACAGAATCAGCAACAATTAACACCGATGCCAGATCCAAAGGCAGAGGCTTGGGCTGTAAAGAATACATGGTTTGGTACTGATAGAGCCATGACTAATACAGCTATAGCACACCACCAGGATCTAGAAGGTGAAGGTTATGACACGACTTCTGAAGAGTATTATCAAGAGATTGATAAAAGAATGCGTGTTGACTTTCCCGCTAAATTCGGTAATAATAGTGCAGAGAAAACGTCCGCTCCCGTGCAAACGGTTGCATCAGCTAATAGAAGCGTAAAACCAGGACGCAAGACTGTGAGACTCACTTCTTCTCAAGTAGCAATAGCTAAAAAATTAGGAGTGCCACTCGAAGAGTACGCAAAACAATTAAAAACCACGAAGGAGGCATAAGCGTATGGAAAATGATAACATAAAAACTTCTCGTGCGAGTCAAACTAGGTCAAAGACTGAAAGACCAAAAGTTTGGGTCCATCCGTCAGCTCTAGATGCACCCCCTGCACCTGATGGGTTCAGGTATAGATGGATAAGAGCAGAGAGCGTTGGATTTCAAGATACGAAAAACATATCTGGAAGATTAAGAGAAGGATATGAATTAGTTCGTGCCGAAGAAATAGAAAACGCATCTGATTATCCTGTTGTCGAAGAAGGCAAATACAAGGGAGTCGTTGGGGTTGGAGGCCTTCTACTTGCGAAGGTACCCGAAGAGATTGCGAAGCAAAGACAAGACTACATGACTAATCGTCATGTTGATCGAAGCAAAGCCGTAGAAAACGATCTAATGAAGGAGCAAGACCAGAGGATGCCGATCAATGTTGATAGGCAGTCTCGTGTAACCTTCGGTGGTACGAAAAAATAATTTTTTAATTATTTCTATATCATCGGATTAAAACTAACATTGGAATAGGAGAAAACTATGGCAAATAGAAACACACAAGGTTTTGGACTTATCCCAGCTGGCACTTTAGGTGGATCACCATCTATTCAAGGTCAAGGGAAGTACAAAATCGATGCTGGCCACAGCACAACTATTTACAATGGTGAATGTGTTAAAATCTCTAGCGGTTATGTAGTAGGCGGAAACGGTTCTGCTGCAAATATCTTAGGTGTTTTGAACGGAATATTCTTTAACGCGGCTACAACTTTGAAGCCAACGTTCTCGAACTTCTACAAAGCAACTATTACACCAGCTAACAGTGAAGACACAACAGCCTTTGTAATAGATAACCCTTTCCAGCAGTACGTGGTAAGTTCAGACGCAGCAAGAACTCAGGCGCAGTTCCTAGCAACATACGACATGAATTCATCAGCAGGTAGTGATACCACTGGTAAATCTTCATCGACTTTGGATACTAGTGAAACTAGCGCTGATGGAAAACAGTTCAGACTGATTAGAACAGCAGAAGATCCTGAAAATGAGGATATTACTGCACAGTTCTTTTCAGGTGTTGTTGTACCGAATCTTAACTCGTACAACCAAGTATAATAGGAGTAATTAGACTATGGCAATATCAAGATCACAACTAGTTAAAGAACTAGAGCCTGGCCTGAATGCACTATTTGGGCTGGAATATAAAAGGTATGAAAATCAGCATGCTGAGATTTATACTAGCGAAAACAGTGACAGAGCTTTTGAAGAAGAAGTAATGTTATCTGGTTTCGGAAACGCACAAGTGAAAGGTGAAGGTGCAGGCGTATCTTTTGACGAAGCACAAGAAACTTTCACAGCTCGTTACACTCACGAGACCGTAGCTTTAGCATTTGCTATCACAGAAGAAGCTATCGAAGATAATCTCTACGATAGACTTGCTGCTAGATATACAAAAGCTTTAGCAAGATCTATGAGTAATGCGAAACAAGTAAAAGCAGTAGAGCCATTAATTAATGGTCTACCATCAACTAACACGTTTAAGTCAGGTGATGGTGTATCTCTGTTTAACACTTCGCATACAACGGTATCGGGTTCTTTCAAGAACACGTTATCTACTCAAGCAGATCTTAACGAAACATCATTAGAGCAGTCAATGATTGACATTGCTCAAATGACTGACGAAAGAGGTCTTAGAATCGCAGCGAGAGGGGTAAAAATGATTATCCCATCAGAGCTTCAGTTTACAGCTGAGAGATTAATGAAGTCTCAAGGTAGAACTGGAACAGCTGATAATGATATCAATGCAATCGTATCTATGGGTATGGTTCCGCAAGGATACAGAGTTAATAATTACTTAACTGACTCTGATGCATTTTACATCATTACAGACGTACCTAACGGTATGAAAATGTTTACAAGAGCTCCATTAAATACTGCGATGGAAGGTGATTTCGATACTGGAAATGTCAGATACAAAGCTAGAGAAAGATACTCGTTTGGAGTATCAGACCCTAGAGGTATCTTCGGCGTTGAAGGTGCGTAATAACTAAATTTTTTGTGGCGGACATCGTTCCGCCACAATCATACTACACGATGAGATTCATGAAAAATTTTATAGTTAACATTTGGGCTTACGACTATCACGGTAGATTCGAAGTTACATCTGAAGACGACCCACAATCCTTAGAAAAAGCGATCCTTGACAAACTTGGAGAAAACAGTATAAAGTGGGAATATCTCGGAATCAGTTATGATAACCGAGTTAACAGAATAACCTATGAGGAGGTTATCCATGATACAAGACCTATACAAACAAAAAAGGTCCTTGGAGTTGAAGTGGGAACAAGAGCATCTATCTAACGGTAGATATACTCTTGAAATGGTTAGAATTGATGACAAAGTTAAAAAAGTCATTACTGACATTAAGCTGGAAGAAGCAGCTATTGCCCACAGGCAAAATACTATTGAAGGTGCCGCTCCAGAAGTTTCAGTAGCTACTTAATAAAAAGCTACATCGTTGGAAAAATTCAATCCACATTACAGGCTCTCTTGCGCTCTACTTAAATCTAGTATATAGTTTTATCACTATACATTAAATTGAATATCGACGCGTATAGTCGACGGCCTAGAGACGATATTCAAATAACTAGGAGGATACACTATGGCACAAACTACATTTTCAGGACCAGTAAAATCTCAAAGAGGTTTTGTTACTGCGGGACCTGATTCGATTGCAAACATTACAGCAGAAACTACTTTAACTTTCGCTGCACACGCAGGAAAAGTTATTAAAGTAAATGATGCAGATGGTGCAATCACACTTCCAACAATTAAAGCGGATAGCAAAGGTGGAACAGCTGGAGACAATGACCCTAACGTGGATAACCACTTAGGTGCAGTCTACAAATTTTTTGTAGGCACAGATTCAACTGATTGTGATATTAAAACAGACGGTACTGACAAATTTGTTGGTCACGCAACTGTTGTTAATGTTGCAGATGGTACAAATAATACATTTGCACCAGCATCATCTAATGATGTTATCAGCATGAACGGTGGAACTACAGGTGGAGATAAAGGTAGCACAGTTACAATTACTGCACTTGAAGACAATGTATATTTAGTAGAAGCAGTGTTGATCGGTACAGGTACTGAGGCAACACCTTTTGCAGATAGTTAATAAATAACTCGGAGCGCCTGGTAATGCAGGCGCTCTTTAAAAGGAGGACAACACATGGCAGACACAGTATTAAATACAACTGTATTTGACGGAGCAAAAAAACTAATCACTCACTACAATGTAGTTTCTGATAACGCAGGAAGCACAACTAAAATAGTTGATGTTTCTGGACTAGCATCAAATAATGGTAAAACTTGCAAAACTGTAAGACTAAATAAAGTTAGTTTTAATGTTTCTGTAACAGCACCAGCGGATGCAATCAGAATGCAGTGGGATGCAACAACAGATGTTGTATTTCAAACTTTAGCGGGTGAAATGGAATACGATTATTCTAGTTTTGGTGGATTAAAAAACACTGAAGCTAGTGGATTTACAGGTGACGTAAATGTCGTTTTACCAGCTTGCACTGATGGAGATACAGGTACAATCGTTTGTGAATGGATTAAAGTTTACGAATCGTAGGAGTTTAAATGGCTAATACTACTTCAGGGACAGCAACGTTCGATAAAAGTTTTGCTATTGATGAAATAGTAGAGGAAGCTTTTGAACGTATTGGTTTACAAAATGTTGCTGGTTATCAACTAAAAAGTGCTCGTAGAACATTAAATATATTATTTCAAGAATGGGGTAATAGAGGTATCCACTATTGGGAAATAGATGAAGTTAATTTAGACTTAATAGAAGGCCAATCAGACTATGATTTTTTTAGATCAAGTGATGATGGCACAAGTGCTACGTCTACTCCAAATGGAGTATATGGTATGTCCGATGTCCTTGAAGCACAATTAAGATCTAATAGAACTCAAACAACACAATCAGATAGTCCAATGACTAAAGTAGATAGATCTACTTATGCAGGTTTTTCTAATAAATTATCTAAAGGTACACCTAATCAATATTGGGTAGAAAGATTTATTGATAAAGTTAGAATACACGTCTATCCAACACCAGATTCTACTAATGCATCTAAAGATATGCATTTTTATTATATTAAAAGAATACAAGATGTTGGTGATTATACTAATGCAACTGACGTTCCGTTTAGGTTTGTACCTTGTATGGTTTCAGGACTATCATATTATCTTGCACAAAAATATAATCCACAATTAATACAACCAATGAAATTAGTTTATGAAGATGAGTTTCAAAGAGCGTTATCAGAAGATGGCTCTTCTTCAAGCACGCACATAACACCAAAAGCATACTATCCAGGAGCATAATGGCTAAATACGCAACAGGTAAATACGCAAAAGCAATATCAGACAGATCAGGTATGGAATTTCCTTACAGAGAGATGGTTAGAGAATGGAATGGTTCATTTGTTCACTCTTCAGAGTACGAACCTAAACAACCACAACTCGAACCAAAACCAACAAGTGCAGATGCTATCTCACTAAGACATGTAAGACCTGGTAGAACAGAACCTGTTACTCCAAATCTTTTATTAAATAATCCTTTTTCTACAACTTCAGGATCTCAAACAGTTACTGTTACAGAAAAAAATCATGGAAGATCTACAGGTAATACTGTAAGATTCAGAAACGTAGATGGAAGTCCTGGAGGAGTGTCTTTTTCAACCTATGAAAATTCTTCAGGATTTAGTATAACTGTTACTACAACTGATAAATATACTTTTAGTTTAGGAACAAATGCAACAATAACAGAGGAATCAGGAGGGGTGACAGTTTCAGCAGGACCTGTTACAATAACACCATGATAAAAAAATTAATTAGTAAATTATTTGGTATTAAACAGTGTGCTTGTCCTGAAGATATAGAATTGATAAATAATATGTTAAATAAGCCTATTATACTAAAAAATGAAACTCCTGTAGAAAAAGTATGGGAGTGTGGAACACATAATAGATATAAAAAAAGTTGTTCTATTTGTAGAGAATTAGCAGGGGTCGCATAATGGCAGGATTAAGCGCATCAGGATTAAAAACACAAATTAAAAGTTATACAGAAGTAGACTCAACTGTATTATCCGACAGTGTGTTAGAAAACATAATATTGAATGCACAATACAGAATTTTTAGAGATATACCTGTTGATGCAGATAGAAAACAACAATTAGGTAATTTTGCAGCAGGACAAGAATCTATAAATGCACCTGCAGGATGTTTATTTATAAGAGGTATACAAGTTTATGATACGGCAGGTTCAGAAATTACAGGAGCTAACAGATGGTTAGAAAAAAAAGATGTAACATATCTTCAAGAATATCAAGATGTAACGGGAACATCAGCAGCTCAAGGTCAGCCTAAATATTATGCCATGTTTGGTGGTGCTACAGGAGAATCTGATACTACATCTGGAAGAATAATAGTGGCTCCAGTTCCTAACACAACTTATAGATTTAGAGTTCATTTTAACAAAATGCCTGATCTTTTAGAAAATAATGATACTAATTATATTAGTCTTAATTTTCCAAATGGGCTACTATATTGCTGTCTATCAGAGGCATACGCATTTTTAAAAGGTCCAATGGATATGTTGACTTTATATGAAAATAAATATAAACAAGAGGTACAGAAGTTTGCTAGTGAGCAAATTGGTAGAAGACGAAGAGATGACTACACAGACGGAGCAGTTAGAATACCAATAAACTCGGCAAACCCATAGGAGATAAATTATGGCAATATCATCAGCAATATGTTCAAGCTTTAAACAAGAGCTTTTACAAGGTAAACACAGTTTTGAATCTTCAGGTGGACACACTTTTAAATTAGCATTATTTGATAGTGGTGCATCTTTAGGAGCAGCAACTACAGATTATTCAACATCAGAAGAAATCACAAATACATCAGGATCTGCATATTCTGCAGGTGGTGCAACTTTAACAAACTCTGGTGTATCTTTATCTTCAACAACTGCATTTACAGATTTTTCAGATGTAACTTATTCATCTGCATCTTTTACTGCAAACGGTGCAATGATTTATAATACAACAACTAACGGTGGTTCTTCAACAACTGACGCTGTTGCTATTATAGCTTTCGGTGGTGACAAGACAGCAAGTAACGGAACGTTTAAAATAGAATTTCCAGCAGCGGACGCTAGTAACGCAATCATCAGATTAGCATAGGAGGTCGACCATGTCGACGACTTCAGGATGGGGCAGGTTTACCTGGGGCCAAGCTAATTGGAATGCTGACGCAACTTTAAAAACTGGTTGGGGAGCACAATCTTGGAGTGGTGAAGGTGGATGGGGAGATCTTTCTGATCAAACTATTACATTAACTGGTATATCAATTACATCTAGTATTGGTTCTGTTGACGTTCCTGACGTAGTATTTACACCAACAGGTCAAGAAATTACATCCTCTCAAGGAGAAGCTTTTGTTCCTGTAAATATAGAAGGTGTATCTTTTTCTGGTTCTGTTGGTTCTATTGATCCAAATGACCAAACACAAGGTTTAAGTTCTAGTGCTATAACAGCATCTGTTGGTGTACTAACACCAAACGATATGACCGTAGGTTTAACTGGTCAATCATTTACAGTTTCACAAGGTACGGCTTTTGCACCGAATGAAACAGTTTTACCTTCTGGTTTATCCATAACTTCAGCTCAAGGAACGGCAGTCGGAAGTTCTTCACAAGAGGCAGATTTAACAGGTCAATCATTTAGCGCTAGTTTAGGAACAGTTACAATACCAAATGACGTAGTATTTTTATCAGGTGTGTCTGCATCATTTAGTTTAGGATCTATTGTTGGTTTAGGTGGTGCAGTAGCGCAACCAACTGGTCAATCATCTACCGCAAGTGTTGGATCTTTAACCATAGAAGAAGGACTAGGATTAACTGGTCAATCATTTAGTGCTAGTGTAGGATCAATATCTTTAGCAGATATACAAGTTGGATTAACTGGTCAGTCTGCTACATTTAATATAGGAACTGTTAATATCTTTGCGTATGGAGATATTGACACTGGTTCTAATACATCTTATAGTGATGTTTCGACAGGTTCGAATGATACATATTCGGATGTTGCAACTGGATCAAATACAAGTTATAGTGACGCTGCATAATAGGAGA